CGCGCTCATCGCCAACGACACGGCCAAGGACATCGACCTGGTCGTCAACCAGGCCATCAGCGAGACGAACCTTGCCAGGTGGACGGCGATCCGGCTGACCATCGACCCGCCTGACGTGAGGGAGATCCACGCATAACCAGCGAGGCCCCCGGGCGGCATAGGTTCTTCCGGCGCGTAATGAAAGCGGGTAAACGGGCGCGCACGCTTTCGACAGATTCTAGGTGCCCCTAGGGGGTTTTACTAGGTGACGGTTACAGCGACCGACAGCCTGACCCTGCTGACACGACTCGAGGTCGCCTATCGCCTCGGGGTGAACCCGCAGACCGTCACGAAGTGGATTGAGGAAGGACTCCCGGTCGCGGAGCGGGGAAGGGGCCGGCGCCCCTCGCGCTATGAAGAAGCCTCCGTTCGGCGTTGGGTCGCCGCGCGCGAGAAGGCCATCGAAGGCCAGCGGCCAGGAGGACGGGCGCCTGGTGGTGACGGCGACGCCCCGAACCTGATCGCCTCGCGCGCGCGAAAGGAACTCGCGCAGGCCATCGAAGCCGAACAGCGCGTGGCGCTCCGGGCCGGAAAGCTCATCCCCGTCGAAGAGGTCGACAAGTTGTGGTCGGGCCAGGTGGCCGCCATCCGCGCACGGCTGCTCAGTTGGCCGACGGCGTTATCGGATCGGCTGCACCGCGTGGCGGTGATCGAGGGCCCTCCCGGCGTCGAGCGCGTCCTGTTCGAGGCGACACACGACGCGCTCCGCGAGCTCTCCGGTGGGGAGCGGCCCCCTGCCCAGAGACGCCGGACCAGGCGCCATACGAAGAAGCGGAAGACGACGCCGAAGCGAAGGAAGCGGATGTGAATGTCGCGACACTTGAACGGAGTCATGGGTCATCCGGACAGGCCCTCCTCTCGCGCGTGCTCGCGCGCTTCGCCCCACCGCCCCTGCTCACCGTGTCGCAGTATGCGGACCGGGAGATCGTGGTGACGTCAGGTCCGCTGTCCGGCACCCACTGGCAGACGGACTACGCGCCCTACCAGCGAGGCATTCTCGACGCGTTCCACGAGCCCGGCGTCCAGGTGGTCGTCGTCATGGGCTCGAGCCAGTGGGGCAAGGCACTGGCGCTCGATACACCGATCCCCACCCCCGGCGGGTGGTCGACGATGGGCCACTTACAGCGAGGCGATCGCGTCTTCGATGAACGCGGACGACCTTGCCACGTGACCTTCGCGACCGACGTCATGCTCAACCATCCGTGCTACCGCGTGCGCTTCTCTGACGGCGCCGAGTTGGTCGCCGACGCGGAGCACCAGTGGTACGTCGAATCCGATACGCCGCTCTCGCCCGGAAATTCCTGGCGCGGACCTGGCCCGCGCGATGGCGTGCTTACGACTGAAGCGATTGCGCGGACGTGGCAGTTGTTCGCGTCAAGAGGCCGGAAGCACCGGCATCGCTACGCGATTCCCGTGGCGCGCCCACTTGATCTTCCCACGCGCGAGCTTCCGGTCGATCCGTATGTGGTAGGTCTCTGGCTCGGAGACGGGACGACCCAGAAGCCCTCCGAGCTCACGCTGAACAAGCGAGACCTCGACGACATTCTCTCGAATCTGCACCAGATCGGCGTCGAGGCCACAGCCGGACGACATATAGGAGGCGCGGTCACCGTCCACTTCGACCGGATTACGTCCGCCGCGCTTCGGAGTCTAGGGCTGGTGCCGAAGCAGATCCCAGACCGCTACCTTCGGGCGTCCATCGAACAACGCCTGGCACTCCTCCAGGGACTCATGGATACCGACGGCGCGATCGATGCAGATGGTCGAAGTTGCGAGTTCTGCACGACGGCTCCGGCTATCGCGTCCGTCTTCGGGGAACTCCTTTTGTCGCTCGGCCTGAAGCATTCCGTTCGATCGTTCGTTCCGAAGCTGATGTACCGGGGCGAGCCCGTCGCGTGCGCGCCGGCGTGGCGATTCGACTTCACAGCGTACGCCGACTCAAACATCTTCCGCGTGTCGTGGAAGCGGAACCGCCTCCCATCCCGCGGAGGGAAGCGCACAAGTGAAACCGAGCGGCGGCGTATCGTCGGTGTTGATGCGACGGACTCAGTGCCCGTGAAGTGCATCGCCGTCGACAGCCCGAGCCACCTCTACTTGGCTGGGCGCGGCATGATCCCGACCCACAACACGGCCTGCGCCGTGAACATCGTCGCGTACCACATGGCCTACGACCCGTGCGGCATCCTGGTCATCGAGCCCACCGTGGACCCGATGGCGAAGGACTTCGCGCGGAATCGCCTCGAGCCGGTCATCGCCTCGAGCCGGTCGCTCAGCGAGGTCGTCAGTAAGAAGCGCGCGAAAGACTCGAGCAACACCATCCTGACGAAGACGTTCCGCGGCGGGGCAGTGTCGATCGGCGGCGCGAACTCGGCATCGTCGCTGGCGGCCCGCGCTGTGCGCCTCCTGGTCCTCGACGAAATCGACCGCTATCCGCCTGAGCTGCCCGGCGAAGGGAACACGATCGCGATCGCGCTGAAGCGGACGATGTCCTATGGTCGCCGGCGGCGGGTGCTCATCCTGAGCTCGCCGACGCTGCGCGACGGGCCCATCCACGCCTGGTTCCAACGCGGCGACCAGCGGCGCTTTCAGGTGCCGTGTCCGACATGCGGCGCGTTCTTCGACTATCAGTGGTCCCAGGTGCGCTGGGCGGAGGACGATCCCGCGACGGCGCGCCTCCACTGTCCGCACTGCGATCACGGCTTCGATGACGTGGAGCGCCTGGCCGTGCTGGCGAAGGGGCACTGGCAGGCCGACCATCCTGAGCGCCGCGACAAGAGCATCGTCTCCTTCCACCTCTGGGAGGCGTACTCGCCGCTGTCGTCGCTCGGGGCGATCGTCTCGAGCTTCCTGCAGGCGCACGCGGACCAGAAGCACGGCGACAAGAGCACGATGCACACCTGGCAGAACACCACGCTCGGCGAGCCGATCGAGCCGGACAAGGGTGACGGCGTCGAACCGCACGCCCTGTTGGTCCGCCGCGAGCCGTTCGACGCAGCCGCGCCACGCGGCGTGTGCCTGCTCACGATGGGTGTCGACGTGCAAGACGATCGCCTCGAGCTGCTGGTCGTGGGCTGGGGCCCCGGCGAAGAGTCGTGGATTCTCGACCGCGACACGCTCGGCGGGGATACCTCGCAGGCGGAACCGTGGACCGCGCTCAACGACGTCCTCGAACGGACCTACTTGCACGCGAGCGGCGTGGCACTCTCGATTCACGCGGCCTGCATCGACTCGGCTGGGCATCGCACGACGATGGTCTACGACTACGCCGCGCGGAAGGCGGCGCGGCGCGTCTACGCCATCATCGGGCGCGACGGCCAGCGCCCGCTCGTCTCGTCGCCGTCGCCCAGGCGGTGGGGTCGCGAGCAGCGCAAGGTCCCGCTCTACACCGTTGGCGTCGATGCCGCGAAGGCGCTCTGGGTATCGCGGCTGAACGTCGTGGAGAAGGGCCGCGGCTACGTGCACCTGCCGCTGGCGGACTGGTGTGATGAGGAGCTCGCCGCGCAGCTCACCAGCGAGCGGCTGCTGACGCGCTTTTCGAAGGGCGTGCCGACGCAGGTCTGGAAGAAGATGCGGCCCCGCAACGAAGCCCTCGACTGCGCGGTCTACGCGCTCGCGGCACTGCGCCTGTCGCACCCCGATCTCGATGCGCTGGCCGCGCGCTTGAATGGCACCGCGCCAAGACCCCCCGCGTCTGAGCCGGCGAAGCCGGCGTCGGCCTGGCTACCAAAACGCGAAGACCGTTGGCTCCACGGGAGGCGCCGATGACGCGCGACAGCAGCGACGAATGGCTGACGACCAACGATTGTGCGGATCTGCTTGGGGTCTCCACCGGGTTTGTCCGCGGCGAGATTCGTGATGGTCGCCTCTGTGCCAACCAACTGCATCGGCCTGGGAAGCGTGTCGTGTACCGGATCGCCGCGCCGGACTTCAACGCCTACCTCTTGCGCCACTGGCGCCCCATCTCCCCCCGCCATTCACGCGCACGGAGCGCACGGAGCGCATAGAGCGCACAGAGCGCACAGAGCGCACAGAGGAACAAACTGCTCCCCTCCGAGCCCGCGCGCCTGCGACACTCGGGCGCGAGATGGCCTGGACGCAAGCGGACATCGACGCGCTCAAGCGCGCCATCGCCGACGGCCGAGGGGCTCGCTCACTCACCTTTGGAGACCAAAGCGTCACCTTCAACTCGCCCTCTGAAATGCTCGAGCTGCTCGCGGTGATGCAGCAGGACGTGCAGGCCACAAGCGGCAGCCGCCAGGGCTATCGCGTCGCGGCCACGAGCAAGGGGGTCTGATGGCCGCCACCTGGCTCGATCGGGTGATCGGGTTCGTGGCGCCCAAGGTGGCGCTCCAGCGCCTCCGCGCCCGCACCGCGCACGACCTGCTTGCCCGCCATTACGAGGCTGCCTCCGTCGGCCGCCGTACGCAAGGCTGGTATCGCATCACGACCGACGCGAACGCGGCGATCGGCCCCGGTCTCGCGAAGCTCCGCGATGCGGCCCGCGACCTGGTCCGGAACAATCCCTACGCCGAGTCCGCGCTCTCCACCATCGTCGACCATGCCGTCGGATGGGGGATTGTCGCCGCGACGAAGCACGCGGCGTGGGAGCGCTGGGCCAACAGCACGGCCATCGACGCAGACGGCCGGCACGATCTGGCCGGCCTCGAGAAGCTCGTCATGCGGACCGTCGTCGAATCCGGCGAATGCCTGGTGCGCCGGCGCGTCCGGCGCCTCGAGGATAACTTCCCGCTCCCGCTGCAGCTCCAGGTGCTCGAACCGGACTTCCTCGACACGAGCAAGGAGGCCGCCTCCCTGTCCAACGGCGGGCGCATCGTCCAGGGCGTCGAGTTCGACGCGCTGGGCCGACGCGTCGCGTATTGGCTCTTCAAGTCGCACCCTGGATCATCCGGCTCGCTCACGTCGGCGACCGTCACCAGTGCGTCCTCGCGCATTCCGTCCGAGGACGTGCTGCACATCTTCAAGCCATCGCGCGCTGGTCAGGTGCGCGGCCCGTCGTGGTTCGCGCCGGTGTTGCTGCGGTTTAGGGATTTCGACGAATTCGAAGACGCGACGTTGATGAAGCAGAAGATCGCGGCGTGCCTCGCCGTGATCACGAGCGATGTGGACGGCAGCGCGCCCCCGCTCGGCACGGCCGACGACACCGCGTCACCAGGTATTGATTCACTCGAGCCCGGGATGATTCTGAATGTACCGCCAGGCCGCGACATCCATGTCGTGACTCCGCCGGCCGTGCAGGACTACGGGCCGTATTCGAAGACCGTCCTGCGCGCGATCGCCACCGGCCTCGGCGTGACGTACGAGGATCTGACCGGCGACTACGAGAACCTGCCCTTTAGCGCCGCGCGGATGTCGCGGCTCCGGCACTGGGCGCGCGTGGAAGATTGGCGGTGGCGGCTGCTCGTCCCTCAATTCCTCAATCCCGTCTGGGCCTGGGCGATGCATGCGTCCACGATCCTCGGGATGCCTGTCGCGGAGACGACGGACTGGACGGCGCCGCCACTGCCAATGATCGAGCCGGACAAGGAAGGGCTCGCCATCCAACGCAACATCCGCACCGGGATCACGACGCTCTCGGAGGAGATTCGCGCCCGCGGCTACAACCGTGACCAGTTCCTCGATGAGCTACAGGCCGACTTCAAGGAGCTCGACGACCGCGGCCTGATCCTCGACTGCGACCCGCGGAAGATGACCCAGGCCGGGCAGCTACAGGGCTCGCTGGCGGCCGCGGCGCAGGCTGAGGCCAAGGCCGCCGTCGAGGGCGCGTCATGATCATCGACCGCGAGAATCGCGCGGTCTTCACGCATCAGCTCACGCAACGCCGGCGTGGCCGGCCGCGAAACGCCGATCCCAGTGTGCCCTTGACGGTGCGCGTCCCGGGCGCGCTCTTTGACGCCGCCTGCCGGCGTGCGCAGGCGGCAGGCGTCTCCCTGCCCGAGGTGGTGCGCGAGACGCTGGCCCGCGAATTTCCGTACTCAACAAATCCGCGTCACTCGGGTGCGTGGTAGGGATGAAGACGATGACGCCGCAGACCATCCGGATGCCTCCGCTCGATCGCCGGGCCGACGTCGGGGCGATCAATGCGGAGAAGCGCACGGTCGAGCTCATCTTCAGCACGGTCGCTGGGGGCGACGTCCTGCGCTATGACTGGGACACCGGCAAGCGCTACTGGGAGCGGCTGTCCCTCGACCCGAAGCATGTGCGGCTGGGCCGGCTCAATCACGGCGCGCCGCTGTTGAACGCACACAGCGCGTATGAACTGAGCAACGTGATCGGCGTCGTCGAGGACGACTCGGTCGTGCTGTCGACGGCCGACGCGCGCGCGACGGTGCGGTTTTCCAAGCGGCCCGACGTCGAGCCCTACTACCAGGACGTCCTCGACAAGGTCATCCGGAACGTCAGCGTTGGCTACAAGACCCACCGTGTCCGCGAGCTGCCGGACGCGAAAGACGGATTCCCGGTCCGCCTGGCCATCGACTGGGAACCCTACGAGATCAGCATGGTCCCGATGGGTGCTGACGCCGGCGCCCGTGTGCGCAAGGCCTCGACCGAGGTCGAGACGAACCCGTGTGCGCTGGAGGCGTCAGGCGCACCGATGGCGAGCGTGGCCGACGCCGACCGGGCGCGTCGCCTCCGGCTCGCGTCCGTCCGGGGGTGACCCCAAGGAGTGAAATATGAAGTTCCCGATTCCCAAGACCAAGGTCGAGCGCGACCAGCTCCTGCGGGAAGCCGAGGCGCTGCGGAGCGCGGACGGCACCTTCAAGGACGACGAGGCGCGTGAGGGGTTCGATGGCCGGATGGCGGCGATCGAGGCCTTCGACCGGCAGCCGCCGGCCCCCGCGCCGGCCGCTCCGCCTCAGCCCGACGCCGAGGCCATCCGCGCCGAAGAGCGCGGCCGCATCAAGGCCATCACCGACGCCGTGCGGATCGCCGGCCTCGGGGCCGACTTCGCCGCCGACCTCATCAGCCGCAACCTGACGCTCGACCAGGCCCGCGCCGCGATCTTCGAGCAGATGGTCGCCGAGCAGGCCAAGCAGCCGAAGACGGACGGTCATCTCCGCCTCGAAACCGGCGAGGACGCCCGCGACAAGTTCCTGCGCGGCGCGGTCAACTGGCTACTCGTCAAGGGCGGCGGGGCCGAGACGGTGGCGCGGGCCGAGAAGGTCGACGTCGCCACGATCGACCCGGGCGAGTTCCGGGGTCTCACACTGGTCGACCTGGCGCGCGAGTGCCTGGTGCGCGCCGGCGTCAAGGTGCGCGGGCTCGACAAGACGCGGATCATCGCGGAGGCGTTCACCCGCCGCGACATCACGCAGTCGACCAGCGACTTCGCGACGCTGCTCGAGAACACGATGCACAAGGTGCTGCAGGCGGCGTACGCGGTGACCCCCGACACCTGGTCGCGCTGGTGCGCGCGCGGCACCGTCTCCGACTTCCGCGCCCACAACCGCTACCGGATGGGCTCGTTCGGCGCCCTCGACGCGCTCGCCGAGAACGGCGAGTTCAAGAGCAAGGCGATCAGCGACGCCGAGAAGGGCACCATCACCGCGTCGACGAAGGGCAACATCATCAACGTCTCGCGCCAGATGATCATCAACGACGACATGGGCGCCTTCTCGCGCCTGCTCGCGATGCTCGGCCGGGCCGCGGCGCTCTCCGTCGAGGTCGACGCCTATGCCTCCCTGGCGCTCAACAGCGGGCTCGGGCCGACGCAGTCGGACGCGCAGCCGCTCTTCCACGCGAACCGCGCGAACGTCGGCGCCGGGGCGGCCCTCTCGGCCGCGGCCATCGACGCCGACCGCGTCGTGATGGCGAGCCAGACGGAACCCGGCGGGAACGATTACACCGACCTGCGGCCGGCCGTGCTCCTGATCCCGATCGCGCTCGGTGGCCAGGCGCGCGTCATCAACCAGTCGCAGTACGACCCCGACACGGTCTCGAACAAGGCGCAGATGAAGCCGAACGTCGTCGCCGGCCTCTTCCGCGACGTGGTCGACACGCCACGGATCACCGGCACGCGGCGCTACCTCTTCGCTGACCCGGCCATCGCGCCCGTATTCGAGGTCGCGTTCCTCGAAGGGCAGACCAGCCCCTACCTCGAGACGAAGGACGGCTGGAACACCGACGGCGCCGAGATGAAGGTCCGCTTCGACTACGGCGTCGCGGCGGTCGATTGGCGCGGCGCGGTGACGAACGCCGGCGTGTAAGTCCCGCTGCCCCCAGGGGCGCTGGGTGACAGGCCTGGCGCCCCGCTTTATCCGACGACCTTGGGCCACGGGGGGCCATTACCCCGCAGAAGGAGCAGAGACATCATGGCGACCAACTACGTGCAGCCGGGCAAAATCCTCTCGCTGGCCGCGCCCTACGACCGCACGTCCGGCCAGGGCGCGCTCATCGGATCGTTCTTCGGCGTGGCGCTTGGCACCGTCCTGAGCGGGGCGACCGGGCAGTTCCAGGCCGATGGGGTCTGGACGCTGCCGAAGCTGAGCGCGCAGGCCTGGACCGTCGGCGCTCGCATCTACTGGGACAACACGAACAAGTGGTGCACCACCGTCGACACGGGCAACACCCTGATCGGCATCGCCACCGCGGTGGCGAGCAACCCGTCGTCGACGGGCGTCGTGCGCCTCAACGGCGCGTTCTAGGTTCGGCGCATGGAGCTGGGACCGTTGCGGGCGCTCACGCGCGAGCTCACGCAGGCCGCGTTCGGCGTGGCCGCAACGGTCTCTGTGATTCTCGTCGGCAGCCCGGATGTCGACCCGCCGATCGCGCAGGTGGTGGAGACGACGGGGGTCTGGATGACGCTATCGCCGGAACCCCAGCCATTCGGTGTAGACCTCGGCCGACGGGAACCACGGCGGGTCCTGGCGATTCCGATCTCGAGCACCCTCACGACGGTCCCTCGTGGGACCCTCATCGAAGCCGCCGACGAACCAGGCGGGACGGTCCGGACCTGGCGCGTCGACGGCCTCGAACGCAGCGACCCTGGACTGATGCGCGTCCTCGTCGTGCCGGCCTAAGACCCATGCAGATTGAGCTGCGCAACACCGACACGGTGATCGCTGACCTGGCTGGCGTGTCAGCCAAGGCGATGCGCGGCGCGATCCGGGCGATGAATCGGGCGATCGCGAGCGGGCGCACGGCCATGACGCGCGACATCGCCCGCGATACCGGGCTGAAGGTTGGCGACGTCAAGGACGCGCTCCCGATACGTGAGGCCTCCCTCGCGCGCGCGCAGGCGTCGTTTGGCGCGGGTCTGAAGCGCATCCCCTTGATCTACTTCAAGGCGAAAGGGCCCGAGCCGTCGCGCGGCAAGGGTCGTGGTGTGAGCTACGCGCTGACCGGCAGTCGCAATCGCATTCCGGACGCGTTCCTCGCCACGATGACGAGCGGACACCGCGGCGTCTTCAAGCGTACTGGGCCGACGCGGCTCCCGATCCAAGAACTCTACGGCCCATCGCTCGGGCACGTCTTCGCGAAATACCGGCCGGTCGGCCTCGCCCGCACGCGCGAAGCATTTGATGTCGCGTTTACGCACGAATGGGACCGGGCGATGGGGAAGTCGGGGGCCGCCGGTGGGTGAGCCGATCGATTACCTCATCGTGCGCCACCTCCAGACGGCCCTGGGCGCGATGTCCGTGGCGGCCGGGTATCACTACACCGTGGCTGGCTCAGCCGTGAAGCTCGACCCGAACCATAACGTCGACGCCTTCATCGCGCCGGATGGCCCGCGGCCGTTTGTCATCCTCGAGCTGAAGCCCGAGGAGCGTGAGTATCAGCCCGCGCGACAGGTGCGCATCGTGATGCCCATCACGATCCATTGGGTCGGCGAGTGCCTCCCGCACATCGACGAGAGCCGCCTGCAGACGTTCCTGCGCGGCTGTGCCGACGTCGAGCGCGCGATCGGTGCCGATCCGACGCGCGGCGGCCTCGCCGTGGACACGCGGATTCTCACGCGCACCGCCGACGACTCGACCGAAGGCGCGCAGGTGTGGGCGGTCATCGAGACGGAGATCCGGTGGTACCGCACCGACGGCCAGCCGGACGCGGCGTAGGAGGGAGGCGACATGCGGCAGATGCGATGCCTGATCGGCGGCGTGACCCTCTCGGCCCCGAACTTCAGCGTGGAGCTCGTGCCGGGGCGCGTCGTGGATCTGGACCGTGGGCTCCCGAATGGCGGCACCGTCGCCGAGTTGGTGCGCGCCGAATGGTTCGAGCCCGTGGCGCCCGAGGCGCCGCGGCCGCGCCGACGCCAACCTGGGCCGCAAGACATCATGGACGCGCCGGCCCCGCCGGTGACCGAGGAGGAGACGCATGGCTGAGACACTGGTCCCCGGACGCTACGGACACCTCTACGTCGGCGCGGAGTCGACGTACGGCACGCCGCCCACCTTCCTGGCGACGCACGCGATGCGGCACGTCGACTTCAAGTTCTCCAGGCCAAACACCCGCGTGGACGATCCCGCGAAGAAAATGAGCCCGGGCCTCGTGCGCCAGCTCGAGCGACGCACGATGGCGTCCTGCGCGGTCGACGCCATCCTCCAGCCGAGCGGGACGCTCAACACGCTCGGCGAACTCGATCCCATTCTCGCGCACGGCATGGGCGCCGTGCGGAATGTGACGCTCAACACGACCATCTCGGCCGCGCCGGCGCCGACCACAACGGTCTTCACCCTGGCCAGCGTGACCGGCCTGGCTGTGGGCGACGCGCTGCTGATCGCACTCGGCGGCCTGAAGTACGTGCGCTGGATCACGAACATCGCCACGTCGGAAGTGACGGTCGCGCCGGCACTGCCCTCCGCGCCGGCCGGGACCGAGGTCGTCAAGGCGGCCTGCTCCTACGGGCTGGCCTCGGAGATCGACGACTCGCTGGCATTCGCGCATTACCGCTCGTCGGACACCACCCACAGCACGATCATCAAGGGCGCGGTCGCCGAAACGCTGGCGTTCTCGTTCGAGCAGAACACCGAGGGTCGGCTGAGCGCTACCTTCAAGGCGAAGTCGCTGACGAAGCCGGCGCCGGCGAAGCCGTCTGGCTTTACCATGATCGGCACGCAGGCCCCTCCGTCCGGACTGCTCGGCGAGCTCTACGTCGCCAACGCGGTGTACCGCTTCATCCGGTTCAACCTCGACATCAACACAGGCGTCCAGCTCCGGGACGACTCCTACGGCTACAGCACGCCGGAAGGCATCCTCATGACCGGCCGGCGCATCGTCACGCTGAAGGTCGATGCGCGGCTGGGCGACCAGGCCGTCATCTACGACCCGGCGTCGAGCGGGTCGACGCTTGCCGTGATGAAACAGACCGGGTTCACGGAGGGCAACATCATCGCCGTCTACGCGCCGAAGGTGCTCTTCGCCGTGCCCGACGAAGACTCGCCGGAGGACGTGCCGACGTGGAGCTTCGACGGCCGCTGCCTCGAGAGCGCGGACGGGCAGAACGACGAAGTCAAGATCGTGTTCGCGTAAGGGAGATAGGCGGTGCGCTCGGCGACGGCCGCGCCACGCGCCTGATGAGGCGCACACGCCTGATGGGACCGGCAGGCAGCAGGTCCGGTCCCACCCTCAGACTCGCGTCACGCACCGCCGGCGGGTCTGCGCATTCAGGCGCAGCGATTCGCCGGCTCCACCCTGCGGGCGCACCGGACAGGCACGAGCGGAGACCAGACAGGGCCGGCGAACCGGCCAGGGAGTGTGCCTGATGGTGAGCCTGAGCAAGTTCCACAAGTTGACCGTTCCGATCGAGGGCCATGCCGTGGCCGTGCGCGTCGCACGCCTGTCCTATGACCAGGCCGAAGCGCATCGCCGCGGGCTGGAGGCGCTGCGCCTCAAGACGGCCCGGCAGCGCCAGGAACTCGCCGCGGCCGAGACGCTCGCACCGGAGGAATTGGCGCGGATTCAGGACGTGCATGAGCGCGAGGACCGCGAGACCGACGCCTTCGTCCGCACGGCAATCGAAGCCTACGTCACCATCGAGCCGAACCAGATCATGGTCGACGGCCGCGAAGTGACGACGGGTGAAGACCTCCTGAACTACTTCGGGTCGGACACCAGCCTGGTGATGCGGCTGATCGCGGCCATTGAGGCCGGGTCGCGGCTGCCGGCCCAAACGGGAAAAACCTTCGGGTCGCTCTCCGATTCGACGCGTTCCTCCGGCGTGTCCGACGCGAGCGGCCCGGAAGCGCCTGGGCCGACACCGGAGGCGATTGCGGGAAGTGCCGCGCCGGCGGACATGACCGGGCCCGCGGCTGTGACGGGGGAGACGGGCGCACCGTCGTCTGGGTCGACGGCGACCTCGAGCTGACGGAGTGCCCGTCGCGGGCGGCGCGCGACCCAGAGGTCGTCGAGATCCTGACCTGGTTCGGGATGACGCACGAGCTGGTCACGACGGGGTTGGGGGCGTACTGGCGGATGGCCTGGTTGCCAGGGGCTGGAGGGGTCGGTGACCAGGACGCGCGGTTGTTGGAAGGGCTGACACTGGCGCGGGCGGTATCGCAGGCGTCGCTGGCGGAAGAGCTTCGGGGGCAGCGCGAGCGGAGACGGAGACAGGAGTAGACGCGCACGATCATGGCCGGCGAGAAATCGATCGAGATCGTCATCACCGCCAAGAATCTCAGCGACGCTGAGCTGGCGAAGGCGCGCGCCTCGATCGCCGGATTCAAGAAAGACACCGAGGGCGCATCGGGAGCCACATCAGGATTCGGCGGCGCCCTGCGCAATGCCTCCTCGCTCGCCGGGGCCTTCGGCGTCACGCTCGGCGTGGGTGCCGTCGTGAAGTTTGGGAAGGCCTTGCTCGACGACGCCGATGCCCTGGTGAAGCTCTCAGACAAGACCGGCATGAGCGTTGACGCGGTGCAGCGCCTGAAGTACATCGCCGAGCAGTCGGGCAATACCCTCGAGCAGTTGACCAGCGCCGTCTCGATGCTTCAACGGCGCCTCGCAAACGGCGACGACTCCGCCATCGCGGCGCTCCGTGGGCTCGGGATCGAGGTGGAGCGGTTCCAGCAGCTCACCCCCGATGAGCAATTCATGGCGATCGCGCGCGAGGTCGCGAAGATCGAAGACCCGATGCAGCGCGTGAAGGTCGCAACCGATCTGTTAGGGCGATCCGGCGCGGAGGTGTTGCCCTCGCTGCTCGCGAAGGTGGACGAACTCGCGGACAAAGCGCCCGTCATGAGCGCCAAGGCTGTGGCGGCGTTCGACGCGATTGGCGACAGCCTGTCCGACATGTGGGCGCGCACGAAAAACGCCATCGGCGAAGGGCTCGCCACGATGTTCGACAGCTATGGCCGGCTCGCGTCTGGGATGAAGGCGCTCTTCTCCGGCGACGTGAGCAATGCGCTAGCGATCTTCACCGACCTCGCGCAGACCGAGCTCCCGAAGGTGGCGAACGCCGCCAACATCGTGAACCCGCCACTCAAGGCGATCGCCCTCAACACGAAAGAGGTGGAGGCAATCGAGGCGCAGCTCGACGCCACGCGGAAGCACAAGATCGAAACCGATAAGGCCTACGCAACCCAGCAGGAGAAGATCGCGGCGGCCCTCGAGAAGGTCGGCATGACCACACGGGCGGCCGTGACCGAGGAACTGGCGCTCTACCAAGCGATCCTCAAGAAACCACCCACCATCGCGGGCGTCAACACACTGCAGATTGTTTACCTGCAACAGCTCGAGGACTTGGCGGCACGCGCAAAGCGGGCCAGCCTCGTGATTCCGGAACTCACCGCCGCCGTCGACGACGCGCGCCTGGTCGCGGAGCACGCCGGAGACGGCTTCACGGAGTGGGAACTGTCGCTGCCGATCGCGCCGATCGAGGAGCTCATCGGCGAGACGAACACCCAGAGCGAGGCCCTGGACACGCAGGCGATCAAAGCGCGGCTGCTCACGGACGCGTACCACGACTTCGGGCTCAAGACGCCAGAAGAGCTGCGGAAGGTGGCGGACCAGGCCGTAGGCAACTACCGGAGGATCGTGGAGGCGGTCGGCGCGAACGCGCCCGCGGCGGTGGCGGCGTACAAGCAGATGATCGACGCGCAGATTGCCGTGTCTGGCGAGCTGCCAAAGAGCTGGGCCACGTCGGTCGTGCCTGGCATCAAGAGCGCGCTTGGCACGTTGCAGACGGCCGTCTCCGGCAGCTTCGCGCAGATGATGCTCGGGGCCAAGGGGTTTCATGACGGGTTCGTCGACATCTGGTTCTCACTGAAGGCGACGGCGCTGCGGATCTTTGCGGAGATTGCGGACAGCTTCGTGAGCGGGCTCATGAAGCGGATGCTGGCGGCGCTGGCGGGCAACAGGCAGGCGTTCGCTGGCGGGTTCGCCAGCCTCTTTACGGGCGTGGGCGGTGGGTCTGCCTCGGGCGGCACGTGGGTCGGCGGGGCCGGGGGCCTCGCTGGATTCTGGGGGAACCAGGTCGGCGGCTTGCCGGGGTCGGCCGGGTCCGTCATTGGCCCCGAGTTCGGCACGGGGGACATCCTCAAGACCGGCGCCGGAGCGGGCACGAACTGGGGCGCGATGGCCGGCGGCGGGATGATGGCGGCGGGCGGCACCGCCGGGTATCTCCAGGCGCGCAAGTCCGGGAGCAAGCTCGGACAGACGCTCTCCGGCGCGATGACTGGGGCCGGCGTTGGCACGATGTTCATGCCCGGCATCGGCACCGCGATCGGGGCCGGCGTGGGCGCCATCGCCGGGTTTGCCTCCAGCCTCTTCGGTGGGAACAAGGAATATAAGGAGGTCAAGGCGCAACGCGCGGAGTTCGAGGCGCAATTCGGTGGCGCGCCAGGCCTCATCAAGGCGGTGAGTGACGCCTACGTGAAGCTCGGGCGGACCGGCACCGAGGCCGAGGCGGCGCTCAAGAACCTCTGGCAGGCCAAGGACGCCACGTCCTACGAAGCGGCGGTTACCCAGATCAACACGGCCCTTGCCAAATCCAACGAACTGGCCGGCCTCCAGCAGCAGCTCGCCGACCGCCAGGCGATGAACCTGCAGACGGCTGAGGAACTCACCGCCAAGTACGGCGGGACGCTCGGCAACCTCGGGCAGCAGTTCGTCGCGGCGAAGCAGCAGGCGTCATTCAAGGAAATCTGGGACGAGTGGCAGACGCTCATCGACATGGGCGCGGACGTCGGCGGCACGCTCGTCATGATGAAGGAGGAGATCGGGGCGCTCGCCGGCGAGTCGCGGCGGATCGGCACGGAAATCCCCGCGCAGTTCAAGCCGCTCATCGAGGAGCTCATCCGTACCGGCCAACTCTTCGATGACACCGGCGAGCAGATCACCGACATCTCCACCCTAACCTTCGGCGCGCCGCTTGTATCGGCGACCGATGAGCTCATTGCCAAGATCAACGAGCTCGTCGACGCGCTGAAGAATGGCCTCACGCCGGCGATCAACGGCATCCCGACCCGCGTGTCCGTGAAAGTCGGCTACGAAATCGAAGACTTCCCGGAGTTCCCAGGGCGCGAGGTGTCCGTGGAGGGCCACGCCGCGGGCGCCCTCATCACGCGCCCGCATCTCGCGATGGTCGGCGAAGGCGGCGAGCCGGAGCTGATCGGGCCGGTGGGCTTCATGCGCGACGCCCTAGCTGGCGCGATGGCCAGTCTGGGCGGTCCGCAGGCGTCGTCTGACCGCCTCCTGGCCGAGTTAGTGCGTGTGCTGACGACGCGGGCCGCGCAGGCGCAGGCGACGGTCGAGCCATACCAGGTGACCAACACGTTCAACATCAAGGCCCTCGATCCGGTCGGCCTCAAGCAGGTGGTCGAGACCGATGTGATTCCGTTGCTCGTGTCAGCGTATCGCCGCAATGTCAACGGCGCACGGACGCAGACTCGGAAGGAGTTGGTCGAATGAGCACGACCGTCCTTCTGCAGTATCCAGACGACAACGTGGCTCCCAGCGCCGCGACGATCGGCGTGAACTCCGGGACTGAAGACCCGGACTACCCGGCGGCGTATCTGGTCGATGGGCGACCGGGGCGACCGGCGAAACTCACCACGACCTCCGGGTCATGGGTCTTCGCCTTCGCCTCGGCGCAGCGCATTGATCTCATCGCGCTTGCGGCTCACAACCTGACGGCGGCCACCCTCGAGGGCAACAGCACGAACGCCTGGGGCGCCCCGGCCTTCTCGGCCGCGCTGACGATCCCGGCGCGCACCGCGGACGGGCACTCGGTCAATGCCTGGCGCGACCTCACAGCGGTGTCTGGGTATGCGGTGGGCGGGTTCGCCTACTGGCGGCTCGTCGTGTCCGGGTCCGCGCCTTGTGCAGTGGGCGAGGTCTGGCTCGGGTCGCAGGTCAGGGTGGCGGAGCATAACTATCGGTGGGGCTTCACCCGCGCGGAGACCCATCCGTCACTCATGCACCTGACCGAGGCCCTGGTGCCGCACGCCTACGCGAT